AGGTGCGCCTGTTGCTGGTCTTCGGCGGTCCGAGATCTACGCCGAGGGATTCGAGGGTGCGCCGGACTGTGATGTCCGGGCGGCTAATCTCCCTGCCGATCGCACGGAGGGACGCGCCCTCCTGGTAGCGGCGCAGGACTTGCTGTCTCTCTTCGGGAGTGAGGTGTCTCATACCCAAAGTGTAGCACAAACTAGATGCTGCCTGTAGTCTCGACCATCCGGCCGGGTCCAGAGGTTGATCCGAACCCGGCCGAAATGGCTGTCGAGTTACTTATTTAGCGACGCCCTTAACTTGCGTTTCCGCAGGTCAAGAGTACGGGGTAACGTCGCTTACCTGGAGGCCTTGGAGAATTCCCGAATAGAATGGGGCGTGCGCCACCAAACTCCCAAGGAGGAAAATTGAATAGCGGAAGGTTGCGTCAATAACAGGCCACGCGCATTATTGTTACACCATCAAAAGATGGCGGATTGGTCATTTCTGCCAATCTCTGCGCCTTTACCATTGGAGCGCAGATCGGACTGTCTCACAATCTCCGGCCACATCCCCGGTAATGCCCCCGGAATGTTTCCCTAACAGAGATTCGGTACATACAGTCTCTGCACTGCGACGGGCATCGCCGCAGCTCAGGATTACCCTATGGCGTTCTGGAGGGCTTCTCCTGACCAGCACCGTTTTCCACGGCAGGTCACCCTGCCGCGCCGCCTTGCTAGTTCAATGAGAACGTAGCGTTCACGGACACGTAGTCTTGTACGCAGGTCATCTCCCACGCGTTGTCCACGTGGCTCCACGTCTGCGGGAGCTGGTAGGACATCAGCAGCGCCGTACCCTGCGACATCCAGGGGTGCACGGTCAGCTTCACGGTGGACCGGGTGACCGGGTTGACGAACTCCGCGACCGCGGCGCCCGCCCTGATCCCGGAGATCTGGTCCTGGGAGATGTTGAGAAGGTAGTTAAGGCCCGCGCCCTGGGTGAGCATGTCGTTGGCGAGCCTCATGAGGTCGCCGCCGTCAGCGACGATCTCAGACGGGTCAGCCCGGTACACGCCCGGGGTGACATTGTTCATGCCGTTGTTCTCCCACAGCCCGTCCAGGGCCGTGAAAATGGCATTCGTGGAAAGGTGAGTACCGACATTCTGGTTGATGTAACCGCCCTGCCACACGTTCGCGGCCTCGAACCCCACATTCGCGTAAGGTCCGGAACCCGTGTCGGACAGGCCGGAAAGGACCGGGATCAGCCCCTCCATGCGGTTCGCGCCGCCGGTACCGGTGTCCGTAGACGGAGGTGCCTGCTGGGACGAGCCAGCCAGGGTCCCCTGGATCGTGAACCGGATACCACCCACGCTGTTCGCCGACTGGATACCCGTGTACGTCACACCCGACTGGACCGTCGTGCCAGCCTGAAGCTTCACGCCGGTACCACCCGAAAGGGCGTACACGTTGTACTGCTGCGCACCCGGAACCGCCGTCCACGTCACGTCAACGACCTGGCCCGAAGCCCAGGCAACCGACGCATCCGAGCTCTTAGCGGTCTCCCCGAAATAGTTCAGCGCCGTCACCGACACGTGAACCGTACCCGAGGACGGGATAGCGGTCTCGTTGGAACCGGCCGTGCGTGCGGTCAGGGTGACCGCGGCCGGAGTTGCGAGGTTCTGCGAAGAACCCGCGATCATGAGGTATTCTTCCCCCAGCATCATCTCCTGCAAAAGCACGAGATTAGCAAGGGCGGAAATGTCCTCAAAGCCCTGTCCCTGGAATTGGGCCAGCCAGGAAAGGGATTCCGAGAGGCCCATAAAGCGATACGGGACATTCAAACGATATTGCGTTTGCTTTCCCGCGCCAGGGATATTCAAAGGCCACGTGCTGCTAATTCCGGACTGCCCCGACTGGACCAGTTCAGGGAGCGAAATGTCAATCACGCCCTGACCGCCCGTCTGGGAACCACTGATTCCCAGCAGACCGTACACCTGCTTGCTAAGACCCTGACCGGCAGGCCGAGGGAATTTGTTGCGGAACAAAGTGTAGCTTTTTGTTACTCACCCGACTAAATCGGGCGGGCAGCCTCATTTCTGGGCTGCTCCTGCGCTCTCACGCAGGCTCGGACTCTATCACGATCTGGTTTGAACGCCCCGGCTTCGGCTTGCCCCTGAGCGCCGCACTGATCTTGGCGCGAGTAGCCTCGGGCATCGTCTTGCCAAGATGGGATGCGCTCTTCTTGGCCCGGGTCGCATCGCTCTGACGATGACCCATCAGGGTGGCACTGATCTTGGCGCGGTGCTCGGCGCTCTTGGGCTGCCCTTTAGGGGTTGTGGGCTTGCCCGCCCTCGCAGCGGCAATCTTGGCGCGCGTCTCCGGAGTCTGCGTCCGCCTCCGGTTGGCCGCCCCGATCTTTGCGCGGAACTCGGCGCTCTTCGGCCTGCCCTTGCCCTGTTTGCCAAGTTTGGCAGCGTTCAGGTTGCGATGCTCGGGCGTACAGAACTTGCGCCGCCAGCGCGCGGCGAACTCCGCACCGCACCACTCACAGGTAAGTTCCAGCACCCTAGCGTCGCCGCCGCGCCAAGCCGGGTTGTCAGGTCCCTTGAAGTTCGTCCGGATGTCATAGACCGGATTCTCGTCGGGGACCAGTCCGCAGGCGTCCACTACCTTCTGGATGCACGCTACGGAGTCGGCGTTGATCTCGCTGCCGGTGAACCGGAACACCCGGTATCCGGCTGCTTCGTGCGCGGCGTCCCGGACTGCATCTCTCGCCGGAGCCTTAGGGTCGGCCCGGTGCCGGGCGCCGTCCGCTTCGATGACGACCGGTGCCTGGGTGATGCAGATGTCCACGATGTACCGGGCGACGAGTCGCCGCTGTGTCGTGAACCCGATGCCCGCCTTCATGAGCGCGTCGTGGAGGCGTCGCTCGATGGGAGTGTTTGCTGTGAGCATCTTGCGGAACGGAGTGCCGCTCTCCTTGATGACCTGGTTAACCCGGCGAGTCTCGCAGCGATACGCGCGGGCCAGTTCAACTATGCCCGCGCCATTCACATAGCGCTCGACGAGTTCCCGTTTGTCACTGTCAGTAAGATTAGCTGCCCGTGCCATGTATTTAATTTACCAGATCCCGCGTACAGAGTCTCTGAACCTTTCCCTTGGGCGTGTCGCCGTTAGGGACTCGGCTGCTGATTGCCCCTGCCAATCACTTTTCTAACCATCACGCTCGCCCTTTCGGGCCACGTTGTGGTGTGATCGGGTGGTATGGGTGTTCCAGCAATTCTCGCGGTTATTCACCTGCGGATCGCTCCGCAGGGCCGCCTACACTTCGACGGGATAGACAAGCCTCGATGGTGCGGCTAGGTCAACGTTTCTGTTACCTCTCGCCGTCGGCGAGCGAGCGGGTCATTTCTGCCCGCTTCCCGCAGTTTTCCATCCTGCGGGACCGGACTGTCTCATGTCCTGCGGTCGTAGCCACGCGATACTCGTGACTGCGCCCATTGCACAGGACTCGTGCGTACAGTCTCTACGCGCTCCCAGTATCGGGGGCGACCGGGATTCCCCTTGGCTGGCGGGGTTCCCCGGGAAGCACGATTATTCGACGCAGGTCACCCTGCGAAGCCGCCTGTTGACGGGACCAAGCCGTAGGGCGCATTTGCCCCACCGAGGTTCTGGGCGGTGAAGTTCTTCCGCACATCAGCGTCGGCCTTCGCGCGGTACGCCAGCGCAGCGAACTGCGGGTGCATCGCGAAATCGTTCGACCAGCCGCCGATCACGTCATCAGACGCGTGGACGCCCTGCACCATCGCGGCCTTGGTGCGCATGATCGCGTCGTGGGACTTCGTGAAGATCTGCGCGCCGTCTTCCGCATCAGACAGGGGCTTGCCCTTGGTGATGTGGCCGACGCCCTTCACCAGTTCCGCGGCGCGGCTGGTGATGGCTTCCTCGAAATTCCTTCCAGACGGGGGCGCGACCTTCGGTGCTCCCCCTCCCCCCATCTGGGGGGCTGCCTCGTCAGAGGCGTATGTTACTGCCACAAAGCTCCTAAGTAATGGGCGTGGCAGCCTCCACGCCGAGTTGGGCCAGCGCTTCGGCCGCCTTTTCCCGGATATAAGGGTTGGAGTGGGTTGAGTAGGTGTGCTCTAGGTTGCGCCGGATCATCGCCTGGGCACGCGCCGCGTACTCCGCTTGATCCACGACACCCGCCGGGCGCCGTGACTTCTGAACCGACGGCTGGAACGCCAGGCCGCTGAAAGCAGCCGTGGACGGGTCTGGCTGGTCCGCGATAGCGTCCAGCACACGCTGGTTCTCGGCGAGAGCCTTGTCCTGAGCGTCGATTCGCTCCAGGAGAGGCGTCATCGCCTTGGTGACCGCAGCCTCGATCACTGGGCTGGGGTCGAACGACTTGATCTCGGCCGCTTCAAGCGGCACCGCCTCGGCGCGGAGAGCGTCCCGGACAGCCGACTTGACCACTTCGGGGTCAAAGACGGCAGCGACAGGAGCGGGGTCCTGGGCGGGCCACTGGTATGCTTCCGCTGCCTGCTCGCGGGTCATGACTCCCCGGGTGATAGCGGCGGAGGCGGACGCCTCGCTGAGGCCCTTCTGAACCTCAGGTACAGCCTCCTGAAGTTCAGTGCCCTTCTGGGTGAACTGGCGGCCGAGCTTGGCCCTGGCCTCATCCACGGTCATCTTGCCGGAGAGCACCTTCTTGCCCAGCCGCTTCCTCATCTTCTTGAACGCCTTGTACACCTCAGCGTCGGAGAAGAAGTCAGCGTCGCCCTCAGGCGTGGCCTTGAAGGCAGCGACAGGAGAAGCCTGCACCGGGGCGGGTTCGGGGTCGATGCTCTTGCTGATGCCTGCGGGGGTGGGGACGGGCTTGCGTTCGGGCTGGTGCGCGGTGGTGTCGAGGGCGATGGGGCAGGCTTCGGGGAACTGGCGGGACAGGTGCTCGTGCATGCGGACGAGGGCCTGGCGGGCTTGTTCTTTCTGCATGGCCGCGTAGGACAGCTGGGTGGGGACGCCTTGCTGTGCGGGGTATTCCATGCCGCCCTTCATGTGTGAAGGGGACGGTGACTGGTGGGCTGCGGTGAGCGGGGGCCGGTCGAACGACTGGGCGTTCGGAGCCGTCGTGGCCACCTGCGGGGCGGTGTTCGGCGGACCGTAGTCGGTGCCGTTCGGGGACCGGCCGTCAGTCAGGCAGGGACGGTGGAACCGCTGCGGGCTGACGCTTCCCGGCGTCGGGAAACTGCCAGGACCGGGGTTGGCGTCGCGGAACGCCTTGTGCAACTGGACCCTGAAATCGTTCAGGTCAGCCATGTCTGCGGTCTTCAGCAGCAAGGCGGCCTGCCAGATCTCCTGCATCTTCATGGCCTGCTCGAACCCGCCCGCCGCTGCGGCGAGGGTCTTCTTCTGCCACACCCTGGAATCGATCAGGCCGGGAAGATCCGCGAACGGGTGATACTTCGCGACGTCTTCAGGGTGGTAGGCGGGGCAGGTCAGGTCGTGGAGACGGCCAAGGTCTTCGTCGCAGCCGATCGCCTTGTACCGGAGCAGGACGGCAACTTCCGGGTCGGAGGCGAGGTCGGCGGCTTTCGCGGTGACCGGCTCAGGTTCGGTGTCGCTGCCGGACTTCATGTGCGGTTTGGCGGGGGTTTCCACGAGATCGCCGACCGGGGCTGGGCTCATCGTGGACGCGGTGACGCCAGCGGCGGTGGCGGGGTCGGTGTGGCACTTCTCAGTGTGCTCGTGGACCTCATGGCAGTACGCCGCCTTGTCGGCCTTGTCGTCATCATCGCCGTCGCCGTCACCGGACTGGTTGAGCCACGGGGGCATCTTCTTCGGGCCCTTGGGCTTCTTCTTCGCCTTCTTGACCGGCTTGTCAGCGTCCGCAGGTTCCGGGTCCTTGGTAACCTCAGGCTCAGCCTCCTTGACCGCCTCAGGGGCGGGGATGGCCGTGGTGTGCCCGCGCTTCGCCTGCTCCAGCAACTTCTTCTGGATCTGCGCGATCAAGCTCTTGATCTGCTCGGATGTCAGAGCGAGACCCTTCCCGGCAAGTTCGGCGGCGATAGTCTCCTCTGCCTTGTCCGCGAGAACGTACTCGTGGCCGTCAATGGTGAACCTGCCGTCGGCCTTTTTGGCAGAGCCGTCGGCCTTGACCACTACGGGACCGTCAATTCCCTGCACCCAGAAGGTTTGCTCCGGCGGGGCCTGCCCCTCCGTCGCTGTACCCTTCTTCACGTCGTCGCTCTCATCGAGCGGATTGGCCACACCCAGCTCCCTTGCCCTGCGGGCGATCAGGCGGCGCGCAGCCGCAGCATCCCCGTGACCAGTCCGTGCAAGGTGCGCGGCGTTGTGAAGGTCACCTTCGTTTTCGATCGGATACGACAGGTTCGGCAGTGCCTTGCCGTCAGCGGCCAGCCTGCGCCGGGTTGCCGTGTCAATGTCCCGCTTGTACACCGGGGCCTCGGCAGCGACGATCGCCTTGAGGGCGAGCTCGTCGTAGTGCTGCTCGATGATCTTGTTCTTGACCAGTCGGGCCATGTCGGTCGGAGTGAACGTGATGCTCAGATCCTCGGAGAGAACCGGCATCTGGAACGAGGAGATATCCACCGGGGCTACGCTCTTAGCCGCCTCCGGTGCGGCCTCCTTGGTCAGCAGGGCAGCAGGCGCGGCCTTGGTGATCTCCTCGGCGTCGCCGACCATCTCGCCGACAAACTCGGCACTGCCGCCAGCGGACTTGGCGATCTGGAACCGGGAGTTGAAGTTCGCCCCCCGGTCGACCACGCTCAGCTCGGCGATCTTGCTCTGCCCGTCCGGCCGTCCGGTGATGATGCCGCCGGTAGCCGCGCCGCGCGGGTCTAGTGCCTTGTCCGGGCCGAACTTGATGTGCGGGTTCGAGATGCCGACGGAGTAATCGTTTAGAACGCCTGTTCTAATAAAATGCTTGGCCAGCGGGTCGCAGATCAGAGAGCGGACGTAGTGCCCGTCCATCGTGGACTGGACATCCTTGCCCTTGCCGACCGGTCGCTTCGGGTCATGGCTCATGCGGACATTCCCGCCCGTTGCAAGCCATTCCTTCAGCGCGACGGCGCTCCACTCCGGGTCCACGATCTGACGGTCTGCGTCTACGGTGCCGTCTGTGGCCTTGCCCCAGATCAGGATGTCCGGGGTGCCGTCAAGGGGGTTGATGGAGTCGGTGTCCTCCTGCTTCTCGATCGGGAAGCTGAAGTGAACCAGAGCTTCCTGATCGGCAGTGAGCGATACGGCCACACGGCTCCTTACTTGTGTTTCTTCAGGGGGCGCGCGGCCCACTTATCTTTGATCGGCAGCACGAACCCGGCATCAGTGATCACGGCCCCGTGTTTGAGTTCTGGCCGTAGCCCGGCCTTCTCGCAGGCGGTCAGTACCGCAGCCAGTGCGCCGAGGAGAGTCGCCGGGTCAGCGGTGGGTCTCCTTGAGCCTCTCCCACTCTTGGAGCGCCCTTTGTGATGCTTGCCGGACTTCCGGGTGGACGTGGCCGTGCGCTTCGCCAAGGTCTCCCCTAGCCCACCGCTTCACGGCGTTGATCGCGGTCGCTATCGCCTGCGACTCGTCCATGCCGTTACGCATCAGAGCATGGGCGATGTGCTGGATGTAATACGGGAGGTGCTGCTTCTCCGGGACCTTCTTGCTCGGTGTCCGCCAGAGCCCGTTCGGGCCGAGGGGATCCGGGGTGGACTCAAGAGAAGGCGTCTCGGCCGATTTTTCTGCCACGACTTTGCGCTCTCTGTATCGATGCACTGTATCGATACGCTATGATAGGTAGCGCACGGCAGAGCCGAGCGCGGCATAGCCCTAGCGGAGTTGAGATCAGCTCAGCGCTGCAAAGTTCAGCTTTGCCAAGCAGAGCCGAGCTTAGCCATGCTCAGCCCAGCAGAGCACAGTTTCCCGATAAGAGACGAGGTACGCCCGTGGCAGTCACCACGAACGTTTATAAGCTCCACCTGACCCTCACCGGAACGAGCCCGCTGGTGGTCAACAACATCCGCGGAGCCGATCCCGACGAGCCGCTTGTCCGGGAAATGAAGAAGATCACCGACAAGAAGACCGGCATGACGGATGAAGACCGGCAACGCTTGGAACTACTCAAGTGGCGGTGCAGCCTCTACGACCAAGATGCGCAGGGCCATCTGCTGTTCCCCGTGGCGAACATCCTAAAGTCGTTCCAGCGAGCGGCAGGCCAGTTCCGCAAGGGAACTCAACTCGTCCGCGCCGTCTCGCCTGCGCAAGCGAGCGCGATCATCCACCATGACGGTCCGAAGGATCTCGACAAGCTCTACAGCGACAACCGGTTCCGCTTGCGGAACATGGTCAACACGAACCCGACCGGCAAGAAGACGATGGTCCCGACCGTGCGCCCGGTCTTCCCTCGGTGGAGCATGGAACTGGACGTCATCCTGCTAAACGATGTCCTCGGGGAAACCGACTTTACCCGCTGCGCGGAACTCGCCGGAGTCGGCGAGGGGATCGGGAATGCCCGGCCGCTTGGCTATGGCCGCTTCGGTATCGAAATCAAGCGATTCCAGCAACGCGCCGCAGCATGACAAAGCGCAGCTGAGCCGAGCGCAGCGCAGTATAGTTCCGCGATGCCGAGTCCAGCGCAGCCTCGCACAGCGTAGCGAAGCGAAGCGTCGCAAAGCAGGGCGCAGCAAAATGCAGCCAAGCACTGCACAGCGAAGCAAAGTCCGCCATAAAGGAGGCACCATGTCACCGTTCGCCCCGAAGGGTGACCGTTCCCTGCGGGTGATCGTCACAGAGATGGTTGCCCAGCGCTCCCCCGGTGACCTGATCACCTATGAGGAACTGGGAAGCGCCCTTGACCTTGATCCTGATGAGAGGCGCGACCAGATCCGTCAGGCCGTCTCGGCCGCCCGCCCTCTGATCCTCGCCGATCACAAGCGGGCACTGATCGCCGAGCGTGGCAAGGGCTACCGGATCGCCTGGGCATCCGAGTTTGCCGGGATCGCCCAGGAGCACCGCCGCAAGGCCGATCGTCAGATCGGCAAGGCGCTTGACATCGTGAAGAACGTCAACGAGAAGGAACTATCGCCTGAGGAGCTAAAGCGTCATCGGGCCGTCGCTATGGTCATCATGAACCTGCACACGAGGATGACCAGCGCCGAGTCTAGGCTTCAACAACTTGAGGAAGCTGTATTCGGGTCACGTCCGCCGGTCATCCAGGGCCAGATTGAACCCGACGAACTTACATAGTGAAGCGCAGCGAAGTACAGCGCCGCATAGTACTGCCTAGTGCAGCAACGCATAGCGAAGCCGAGTTCGGCGCAGTCTAGCGAAGCAAAGATTTTATCGCAAACTACAGGCTTACATAGTGAAGCTAAGCGAAGCGAGGCATAGCGAAGCAAAGTTGAGCGCAGCGCATCTCAGTCAAGCCAAGTCCAGCGAAGCGATAGCACAGACCAGGGCTCGGTCACCGATTTTCGGGGTCTGAGCCTTGGTGTATCTGGAAGTTATGCGTCTGCTCGGCCGCTTCTCGGTCGCGCGGGTCAATGTTGCCGAGGTAGGCGAGTACCTTCTGGCCAAGTTTTTCCCTAGCCAGCGCCCGGTGATGCCCGTCTACGATGAACGCCTTCATCTTGCCCGGCTCCTGCACCAGCACCGAGGGAGCCACATGCCCGGCGTGCTCCTTGATCTGCCGGACGAAATCGGCCACCTTCTGTGGCTGGTGACTAGCCGCCCATTTGCTGCGGTCATCTTGGTCTACCCGGTCCCAGGGAACCCAGACCGGGCCGACAAATCTGGCTCGCTTGACCCACTGGATCGCGCTGGCCGGGAAATTCCCGGCCAGTTGGAGGTACACCGTCTCCGAGTCCACCGGGTTCGCATCGGTGAAGTCCGCGGGACCGCCCGTCCCCTTCTTGGCCTGTGGTGTTCCCTCGATCACATCCGAGTCATCGCCGGGACTCCAGCGCTCGACAAACTCACCTGGATCCACAGTCTCAGGCGGTGTCGAGTGCGGCTTGTACGGCTTCGGAGTCGCCGCCGGGACAGAACCGACAACCGGGTGACCGGAGTCGTTCTTCTCCGTAGGCCTGGGCTCCCAGCGGTCGCAGACATCACGTGGCCTGATGTGGCCAGATACAAGGTCACATGTCTCGCTGTCTGCGTGGAACATGACACAGTTCCCGCAGTCTCGGGCACCGACGCCGCCCGACCGGTAGTTCACCGACTCCTTGGAGACCTTGGCTCGTTTCTTCCCGGACGGCGGGACACCCGTATCACCCCCGGCGGGAGACGCGGCGGGTGTCAGGGTGGCCTGCGGGTACGGCCACATGTCGTCATGCTGGTTGCCCTGGTTCGGGAACGCCTCAGCCGGAGGAAGCGGCTCACGCCCGCGTGCGGGCATTTTCCCGTCACCGCCGCGGGGCTCGAGCGTGTCATGAGGCTCAAACTCGGCCATGTCGTCGTCCCAGTGGGGGGGTTCCCCGCCCGCGGAGGCGCCTGGGACGGCTCCAGGGCCAGCGTCAGGCCATTCTGTCCCGTCGTCCCTGTGCGGGTAGGGCCACCTGCTGCCGACCGCCTGGAGGGCCTGTGAGGCCGGGGTGAGGGTGAGGACTTCCCCGTTCTCGTTCACCATGCGCTGCGACGCCTTGGTGACATGCTCCCTGAGGGTTATGCCTTGCTCCCAGTCCTCCCGGAACTTCGGAGCCAAGTTCAGGTTCCCGATTTCCTTCCGCCGGAACCACGCGGCACCCCGGGTCTCCTCCGGCGTCGCCCCGTCCAGGGCCGGGTGGAAGTACGGGACGGTGCACAGGTACAGGAAGACCTGGGTTTTCCCGTCGTCTTCGACGTGGTGGAAGGTTCCGGCGCAGTCGTACGGCGGGGGGAACTTCCCGATCTCTTCCTCCGTCTCGCGGAGAGCAGCCTGCCACGAGTCCTCGCCGATGTGCGGCTTGCCGCCCGGCATCCCCCACGAGCCGTCCGGCCTCTGCTGGAGCAAGAACCGCCACTTGCCATCTTCATCGCGGGCACGCAGCAGCAGCCACACCAGGCGAGAATCATCTTCTGCGCCTGCGGATTTCCCGAGGTCGGCCAGTGGCGGTTCAGCCTCGATACCGGCAGGTCCGGGGCAGCACCTGCACGCCGGGTGGACAGTACCAGTCACGCCCCCGCTGGAGAACGGGGCATCTAGCGGGATATCTCCGTCGTCGGCGGCATCCTTGCATATCTCACACGCCCCCGGCGACAACAGCAGATGCTTGTACTGGACTCCATGGTCCCGGTAGCACTGGATCGCAGCCGAGTTGATCGCCCTGGCTACCTCAGTACGGGCGATGAGCTCGGAGCGGACCATGTTGTTGCCGAGACCGGTCCTGGCGACCTGCTGAAGCCAGTGCTCGCCTTCGGAGCCGATGAACCCGGCCAGGGCCTCGGACTCCTGCTTGGCGGTGAAGTCCGCTGGCTGTCCGGTGACGAGGGACTTGGCTGCTGCGTAGCCCAAGTGCCATGCTTCAGTCCACAGTGGGGTCAGTGCCTCACTGAAGACCTCGCGGACCTCATCGGAGATCAGGTCCCGGAGGGTGGCACCGGAGACAAACATCTCCCCGGTAGCGGCCTTCTTCCGGAGAGCGCTCCCCCGGGTCTCAGCATCATGGAACGCCTGGGAGATCTTCTGCTTGTAGGCGCCGACGAGACCAAGATCCCGTTCCCAGCCAGGCCAGTGCGCAGCCTTGACGGCTTCGGCCTTGACCTGCTCCCACGAGATGACCGGCTCGCCTGCCTCGATGCTCGCGCGGGCTTTGTCGGCGGCATCCAGGTCGACGGCATCCGCTAGACAGATGTCCCCGGCGCGCTCGACAGCCGTGTCGATGAGAACGCCCTTGGCGATGTCCTCCGCGATAGCCGACAGTGCCCGTTCCGGGATGTGCCGGGCTTCCCACGTGGAAATCAACCGGCCCTTACGCAGATGCCGCTTCAGCGCGTCCAGTTCGGCAGTGACAGCCTTGGTGCTGGCCGTGTGACCTTCACCTCGTTTGCGGCTGCCAGCGACAGGACTACGGGACGTGGTGCCGCCTGTACGCGGCCCCGGCCCCTGGATGGCTCCGGCTGCAGCGGCGTGTCCCGGCGTGGCTGCTTCCCGGTGCGGAGCTACCGGAGCCGGGTGACTGCCATTGGGGCGGGTCTGCCCTCCCCGGCGCACCGAAGGCTGGCTGGTACGCGACCGAGACGAGGTAGTCCGCTGACCCGAGTTCGTCCCCTGCCCGCCAGCGACCTGGTTCTGCAAGTTGGCGATGAGCTGCGGCGCCAGCGAAAGAGGTATCGGCCCCTGCGCGGTGAACACGACCGGCTCGCTCGTTTCCTGCAAACCCCAAGGCGGCATGTCCAGCCGTTCCCGCACCTCGTCAATCGAGGCGATGGCATTCTGCACCTGCTCGACACCCAGCGAGGTGATCGCGGCCTTGTCCTCGTCATCCTGCAGGCCCTCAAAGCTGAACTGCATGTCCTGCTGGCCGCAGATGTCCTGGAGGATGTAGTTCGCGATGCCGCACAGGGTCAGCAGCAGCGGCTTCGTGGACTTGCGAGTCTTCGGGTCCCGACCGGCCTGGGCGCCGAACTTGATCCCCGAAGCGGACGGCCCCTGATTAGTCGCGCCGATGTCCGGGACGATCCCGAGCTCGGTCGGCATCACGTCTGCTGACATGCAGACCTGGTTCATCACCAGGTAGTCGAATGAGTCCGACAGGTCCACAGGACGCTGCGGCTCAGTCTTACTGCCCGGTGGCAGGACAATGACCTTCAAGTGGTAAGCCGGATCACCAGCGATGCCATTCAGGGCGTCTTGGAGTTCCTTTATCTGCGTCGGCGTCATATTCGGATCGCCGGGCGAGATGTAAACGGCCGGAACTGTTCCCTGAGTGAAATAGTCGAGCTGAAATTCTTGCTTCTGCAAACCGCTTATGATAGGGAGCAGCGCCTGCTCGATGAAAGGGAACCCATAAGGCGTCTCCCGGCGCGGTACCAGCGGCAGGTAAAGCATCGTGTCGGCGCGGAATCGGTTGACTTCCGCTCCGGTAAGCCCGTAATCATCAATGTCAGAGCCGCTGATGACCGTCTGATAGTCGCTCCTGGGTACTCCGTACAGAAACTGAGAGTACGCCGGGGCCGGAGGACGCGGCTTCCCGCCGAGCATATTAAGCAAAGGCCGAACCGTTGGGCCCGAAATCAAGCTCAGACTGTCCAGGTCACTGCCGAGCAGCCCACGGCCAAGTCCCTTGCCGTACTTTGGACGGAAAATCAGCGACAAGGCATCGAAGACGAAGATTTCCTCAAGGAGCGCCTTCAGGAAAGACGTGAAGTCGAAGTAGTCCGGGTCCGGATGCTTAAAGAACTTTGTGGCCTTGGCGGCACGCTCCCCGAAGTCCCGCATCGCCTTGTGGTCACCCTGATAAGCCTTGGCGGCCTTCGTGGTAAGCTCAATCGACCATTCGAGCCCGGCGATTTCTTCTTTGCGTAGCTCGATGCAGCGGCGGGCCACGCTATACTTGGAAGCGATGGTCTGAAGCTGCGCGAAGCTGGCCATTTTCAGGCCTTCGGAACCCGGTTGCGTAGGAAGGTTCCACGAAACGGGATATTGCCAGAGCCGAGGGTCAGGGAAACCGCCCGGAATAGCAGGTTCGTCTACCGGGACGGGCTGGATCGGGGCAGCGGGTCCGAACGCGCCATCCGTGAAGACGCGCGATGGCCTCGGGAGAAAAGGACCATAGCCGTTGGCCGCCGCGTACGGATTGCCGTACATCGCGTTCGCGGAAACCTGGTTAATCCCGCCCCAGCCACCCGACTGCGGGGCAGGCGTGTACCGGGCACCCCCGGGAACAGCCTTCAAGGCCGCGAGGACACCGCTGGCACGGCTCACAGTGTCCTCCGCTAGCTGATCTCAGGCTAATTCCCGCAATGATCTCCGGACTGTCCGGAATCCCGGTCAGCTGACCGCCGCCCAGTATGCGGTACCCGAAGCGGAAATCACGCCCAGCGTCGACGGCGCCGTAGTCGTCAGGCTGGTGTTCGCGACACCCCACCGGGACGTCGCAGCTGCCAGCCCCGCATTCATCATCGTCTGCGTGCCGTCAGTCCGCCAGAACGCCGGGCCCGTAGTCCCATTGAACCAGAACCCTGCATACAAGGTGCCCGCTGCTGCGGTTACCGGGCCGCCGCTGATCGCCATCGTGAGGAGCTTCGTGGCACCGGACCCCCACGCGGACGCCTGATCCGACGTAGTGCCCAGGAGCGTGCCGCCTGTGCCCTGGTAGAGGGCAGCGAAACACTGGCCGGTGGTCAGGGTGGACCCGTTGGCGGTGAGGACAGTGACGATGTTCGTGATCGTCGCGGCGGTGGACAGCTTCATCGCCATCACGTACATGGTGCCCGCAGTGGCAAGGGCGACGTTCGACCCGGACAAGGATGCTGGCCCGTCGAAGTTCCAGGTGATGAACCCCTGGTCGGCTGCGCTCCAGTTGTTCACCGGGACCGCGGACGGCATGTCCCCGGCGGAGATCACGTTCCATCCGGGTGCGGCGGACACGGACCCGGTGCCGGTCTGGGTGAGGAATTTCTTCGTGCTGGTGGTGTTCCCGGCGAGCCGGGAGGCGGTGTTCGCGCCGGACTCGTATTCCAGGTCCCCGAGGGTGGTCATCGGGGACAGGGCGTTGTAGGCGGCAGCGGCAGTGGCCTGCCCGGTGCCGCCGCTGGCGATGGCGACGGTCCCGCCGAGTGACGTGACAGACCAGTTGGACCCGTCAGACACGAGGGTGTACCCGCCGTACGCGGTGGAGATGACCAGGGATGACGCGCCGTCGATCGTCTGCCCGCCCGTGGTGGCGATCGTGATGTTGTTGGTGGCGGCCTGGCCTTTCCAGTCCTTGACGTACCGGGGGCGGCCGTCGACGCACAGCGCGGCGGACGGCAGGGTGACCGTGACCGCGCCGGAGGTGGAGTCGGCGAGAACCCCCGCGTCGTAGGGGGCCATCGTGTAACTGGCCGTGCTGGTGATCGGCGCGGCAGTGGAGGTACCGCCGAGAGAGGAGATCACCTGGGCGACGGTGCGGACCGGGACGCCCGTGGTGTTGATCTTCGACAGGATCGCGGTGTACGCGGCCAGGTCAAGGTCTGTGGTTGCGGACAGGGCAGTGCCCTGCACGGTGGCGTTGCCGGGGTTGGCGGGGATGGACACCTCGACGTACCCGTTGCCGCCTGTCGTGCCGGTCGCGGTGATCGTGTAGGTGCCGTTCAGCCCAGACGGGGTGAACCCTTGCAGGGTGACCGACGTGCCCGTGGAGTAGGGGGCGGACGTGTCGGAGTAGACGATCCGGTACGTGGTGCCGGTCGTGTTGGTGCACGAGGTGACGTTCCCGATGATCTTGTGGAACACCAGGATCAGCCACCGCTTATACGTCGCGGTCTTCTCGATCAGGCCCCCGGCCCCGGAGATCGACGTGGGCGAGTACCCGCCCGACAGCGGCGAGATCGACGACACCGCGCGGAGGTTGAAGATGTCGGCGGGCGGCCAGGTTTCCAGGGTCTTGTTGTAGGTTCCCCGCACGTAGGAGAAGTATTTCCGGCACATCGCCCGGACCGGCGGGGTGAGCTGTCCCTTCGGGTACGCGGACCCGGTGCCCTGGAACCCGCAGGCGGCCATGATGGCCTGCTGCTGCGACACGTTGTTCTCAAGTTCGGCCGCGGTCAGGTTGTCGAACGCCGTCGCGTGGTCCGCGTCGGTCAGCGAGTGGCAGTTGACGTCCCACCCGGAGATGTCCTGCATGTTCTGGTACTGGGTCAGGGTGAGGCGGCCGGACAGGCCGATCTGGTCCCAGATCACGTACGTGGACGGCTGCCACCCGTAGGAGTCCATGAGCGGCTTGGCGTTGGTCAGCTGGGAGGTGAACCCGTCGTCGAAGCAGATCGACACTACGCCGTCCGGGTATCCCTGCCCGCCGGAGGCGGCGGTCCCGGACGCGTCGGGGACCGCGTAGATCGCGTTGACCCGGACCGTGACCTTGTTGCCGGTGTTGTCGTCGTTGACCTTGACGTAGAAGTCGGTCAGCGCCGTCTTCACCGGGGACCCGTTGACGGTCGCATCGGCGAACGACAGAGTGCAGTAGATCCACAGCCCGGCCTGGATCAGGTTCTGGTCGATTGTCCCGCCGGAGGCGAGCTGCCACTGGTACGACGTGTTCGACGACGCCCCCGACCCCGCCAGGAACGCCAGCGTCCCCGACGAGATATGGGTCAGGTCATCGACCTCGATGACGACGACGAACTGCTTCCCCGTCATGTCGACGGCGGGCAGGCCTTTGTGCAGCAGGAACGTCGTCGCCCCGGCCCCGGCGGTGACCAGTTTCGCGCACTGCGAGCCGATCACGAAATTCGACGTGTCATTCACCGTCGAAGAGCCGTCAGCGGCGGTGAACGTGAACCCGTTCCCGGCCTGGAACTGGGTGACGATGACCTGCGGCAGGACGTACGGGGTGACCTTCGGGGAGGTCGGCAGGCGTCCGGTACGGTAAGCCACGGCGCTCCCCTAGATGATCCACCAGTTGGTGCCGTCGCTGACGATCTCGACTGCGCCGACAGAGTTCGGGACGTAACCGGAACTGGCCCCGTCGATCAGTTCCGCGGAGTTCGGGGCGATCGTGACGACACTGGTCGTGTTGTCGGTTCGTTTCAGGAACCATGCGGTGCCCGTGTTCGCGGAGGGACTCGGCATGGTCATCGTGAGGTTCCCGGAGGCCGCGTTGATCAGGTACAGCCGGTAGGCGGTGCTGACCGTCGCGGAGGTGCTGACCGTGGTCGCGGTCAGCGTCACTGACGAGGCGACATAGTTGCCGTTCTGGTCGACCAGGACGACCGGCTGGACGTTCATGCCGGGCTGGATGACCGCGACGGTGTTCGGGGGGCTGCTGGAAGTGGTCAGGCCCGCGGCGGCAGTCAATGCGGGTCACCCCCCTTTTTTGCTAGCTGGTGAACTGGCCTGCGGAGGTGACCAGTACGACCGGGCGGACCAGCATGCCAGGCTGGACGTTGACGGACACGTTTGACTTCCCGCCGCTGCCGGTGGTCAAGGTGGCGGTGGCAGGCGGGCTGATCACGCATACAGCCTGGACGTTCATGCCGGGCTGGATGACGCAGACCGTGTTCGGGGCAGCGTTGACCGTAGGAGGCAGGCTCACCCGCGCACCTCCCAGGAGTTCAGCTGATCTGCAGGTAGCCCGTTTCTTGCACGTCCACCTGCGGCGAGTCAGTGATCTTCGCGTACACCAGCCACCTGCCGACCCCCGGGTTGATCACCCCGGACGGGCCGACGAGGCATTTCACCGCGTACGGGTACAGCAGGTTCGAGGTCACCGTGTCCCATGACCCGGCCACCCAGTCTGAGTTCTGCGGGACCTGGGTCGCCTGGGCCATGAACGCGAACTGCACCGTGTCGCCGGTCGGGTTGTACGCCGCGCCTTCCTGGGTGGCGTTGACCGGGACGACGTAGTACAGGGTGGCAAGCTGGGACATCTCGTCCAGGTTGGGTGTGCCGAAGGTGAACAGGACGGCGGCGGGCACGACACCCACCTCCCGGATAGGCGAAAGCACCTCACGCGAACCCGCGGAGACACCTCAGGGCACACAAAACCCCGTTGTCAATTTAATTAGCAGGAATAACGGCGCAGGTCAAGCCGACACGCCCGGGTCACTCCTGGCCGTCCTGCGGCGGCACGGGGCTCAGCGCCCCCATGACCGCCAGATGCGCCGCAGTGATGAACGACGCATCAAGCACGCTCGCCCCCGCCCGCCGCAACCCCAGGTACTCGCTCACGATGACCTGGTAGGCGCCGTCTTCGGGAGTGAACGGGGCCTCCGGGTGCGGAGACTCCTCCGGCTCGTCATCCATCCGCGCTCTCCTCATCGTCACCTGCTGGATCGAACGCGTCCTCAGGCCAGATCACGCCCGTGTCGTCCCAGCCCGGCGGCCAGTACTCCACCTCGGTCCGCTGGCCGTCACCGGCCCCGGTCCGCAGCCACACCTGGCGCCTCACACGGGGGCATGCGCGCTGGTGAAGTCCCCCGCAGTCTTCGCACGGCCCCTTGCCCTGAACCTCGCCGCGGAACACTGCCTGGGCGGCAGCCTTCTCCTCACGTGACAGCTTCGGCATCGATCTCCAGCATGTTCAAAGACAGCAGCGACGGAGGAAGCAGGGAAGGCGCCGCAGGCTTTGTGGCTCGCTGCTCGTCCCGCAGCG